TAAGGCACTTATAGCCGATACGGCAGATACAGAAGTCATAACCGAGTATCTTAGCCCGTTCGAAGTCTAAACCTTCTTGCCAAGTCGATACATCTATTCCGTATTTCATCGTTTTCCTTCCCCTCTTTCGTTCGGCGGCACGCTAGGCCGCTGTTGTTCTTCCAATCGGTCGGGTATGCCGTTTCTGTTTCGGTCGATGAATAACGCTAGAAATCCCGAAAAGGCGACAACCACGGGCGGCGTGAACACATGGTCCACAATGCCCGAACCTACCGTAATCAGTCGCCCGTGTTCTTCACTTACGTACCCCTGTAAGAACGACAACAGATACGTAATCGATAATAGAATAATCGGAGTAATCATAATCGACACGAGGAACCTAGTCGCAATAATCCCCGTCGGGCTGATTCTCGCTACTCTTGCCGACTGGAACGCTCGTTTGAGTGAGTTAATAAATTGTTCTTTCATCGCTTATCACCGTGTATTTCGTTCCGCAAGTCATCAACTCTGGACTCAAGCACTTCAACCCGTCCAACAAGCTGAAGATGACGCTGTGCTTGTTGCATTCGCTCCTGTCTTGAGAGTTTAATCTCTTCTTTCAGCTCTTTAAGCGTCTCGATTAACGTATCGTATTTATCAGAGAAGAATGTCCTATCTTGAATCCGCTCAACATCAAGTTTCTGAAGAATCGGCAACAGAACTAATCGATAAGCAGCCGCACTTATAATGCTTATAATTGTTAAGGTTGTCAGTACATCCGCTAATTCAAAACTCCATGTCCACATCGGCACCCCTCCTTATAAGTCGTCAACTACTTTATAGTATTCTCCGATACATCTATCGAGGATTACAGCTGTCGTACCTGTAATCCTGTCATCATATTGATGTAAGTCGATGAGAGACGCTTTTTTGTCGCCGGACTCGACCGCTATCCGGATAAGCTGTTCGCCTCTGATGTACACAACTTTTTTCTCGCCGTTAACTACCCCGTAAAGATTGTTGTGCTGAACAATTATGCTCTTCCTTTCGGGTACATTAAAGTAAACGTCGTCAATCGTTCCGCCTTTTAGCCCACTTAATACTTTATATATATCCTCTACTGAAACGTTTTTGAGTTCGTTATAACCGATAATTTTAGCAGGACTATTAGAGATGAATTTATATTCCGTCACATTGTCCGAAGCCCAAGAAGGTCTATCCGAGATATCGTACCTGCTGTTAATTCCGGGTGTCTGATTAGTCAAATCAACTGTAAGAACGGTTCCCTCTTTAGAAACCATAATTCCGTTCTTATCAGTAAACGACAGGCCTTTAATTCCTTGAATAGTAATCGCAGAAACCTTATCGCCAACCATGTTGTAATAATTGACTATAATATCAGACTTGTCATAAGAAGGGATACTTAAGTCAGCCGCCCCGTTAATAATCTCAGTTAAATTTTCGCCGTTGGCGTCTACTTTATAATGAGATTCTCCGCTCACTTTTAGCACCGTGTCGCCCTTCTTCGGCTCTGTATAAGCCAAGGCTGTCGGAGTTTTAGGCGTAATAGTACTTTTAATTATCACACTTAAAATATCAGCGAGATTCCCTTCATTCCAATACCCTTTCTTTTTTAATTCTGTAGACACAGGGCTTATATCAGGGACTTTACCGTCCGTTCCTTTTAAGCTTTCTATCCAGTCGCTTTCACTACCGGTATAACCATTATTTACTGCTAATTGATATGCGGACAGACCTTGAGGTCCTTGAGGCCCCTGCTCTCCTTGAATACCCTGCGGACCTTGGGGGCCAATTTCCCCTTTTTCTCCATCTTTTCCCGGTGTTCCGTCTCGGCCATCTCGACCGGGCAATCCAGGAATCTGCACAGCTTGTACTTGTACCGGATTTTCGAAGTTCACCTTCACTTTTAATTCGTCCATCATAAAACCCCCTCTAATGCATTGACTCGTCATAAATAATTCTCATATCGCCCATAACGAGCTTATAGCTGTATTCACCATTCTTCTGTATGAATACGTCGTACTTCGCCATTCGGTACCGTCTCGGTATCTCTCGGCTTCGCTCGCCCGGTATCTTCACCGTGACGGAATCTCCGTCGACAGTGCAGTCGGCGGCTACAAGCTCGATGTCGTTTTCTGTGCGGACCTTCATCACTGCCGAGGCTCCCGTGAAGTCGTGGTCGTCGGCTACATACCGCCGAATAAAATCAGATCCGCAGTGCAGTTCGTCATTGAACACTTTCAATTTCATCGCCCCTCTCTACACAAATTCATCAACGGTATTCGGCTGTACTCCGTCGATATTCACAACAAGATAATCAAGCGACGGA